GCCTGTTATTTCATCTGGTTTTAAATCATAATTGCTTTTACCATAAGAAAACTGAGCTACTATATCATTCTTGACATCTGTCGCCCATTGTTCGCCAAATACACCAACAACATTAGCACGGCCTGCGTTATCTTTTACAACTGCATTAACATCCCCTGAAATGCTTTGAACTTGTTTTCTTAATTGTATTTGGCTTTCTTTTATTAATGCACTTTCAATTCTTCTCACCCAAAACTTAGTTGTCGGAGTATATGGAAATGCTAAAAACTGTGAGCCATTTATTAGTCTACCTTTTTTATTATAAGTGCTATTAATAGTTGTAGTTCCTAATGTGTCAATAATAACTTCTATTAAACCCTGGCCGTCATGATATATCTCTACAGTCTCTTCTTCTATAAGTTCTAATAATTCTACGCTTGTTGTTATGTCTCGCCAAGTCTCCGTAACCGTTAAATGAATTGGTAATATTGCCATTAATCAAACTCCACTATATATTCTGCAACGCATCTGCAATTGATTGCTTCGCCTGGTTCTATCATCTGTCCACTTCTTGGATCTTTTAATCCGATTCCAACTTCAAACTCTTTTCCTTCTAAGCTCCAATGATCTTGATGAGCATTTGGATATATTCCTCCCGGACCAAATGGCTTTTTTGACTCCAACATTCTCAGCTCTTTTTTTAGACAGCTCGCTATTAAAAGCTTTGAGTTCATTTCTTGCGATAAGATCACCGTTTTTGAGCTTAAGCCCTGTATCTTTTTTAACTTGCTGAAATAAATCTACAAGACTAGATCCGGCACTCATTCTTCTAAGCGTATTTTGTCTATACGAAGCGATAGTATCATTCTTTAACTTCTCTATCATGTTACGACTTTCGAGTGTCTTAGCGTTAACAAAGCTATTTAAACCGTCTGTCTTTAAAACTTCATCTAAATCTACTCCTAGATTTGCACTTACTGTTCCAGAGAATTGATTTTTATTAAAAGTATTTGTTTCTCTGTATAAATCTTTTACAAACTTATTTATTCTATCAGATGAGAATTGTTTATTGATTTTTTTCGTGAAGGCTTTTGAGAGTTTGTCATAGACTACTGCATAGTTTCCTATCTGAGCGTCTTCAAACTTCTCTAATGTCTTTACTTGAAGTTTATTAAGCACTTGGTTTTCAAAGCGTTTTCTAATCTCTCTGACCATGAAACGATTGAACTTCCGCATCTTCATTTCTAAAGTCATTGGAGTTTTAATCCCTCGTAAAACTACTTCATCTTTAGTTTTGTTTTTAGTGCGGCCTTGCTCTGATAGTTCAATCGGCATTAGGTATTCTTTTGAGAATCAATATATTTTTCTTCCCATGACTCTTGTTTAAACATTCTTAATTCTTTTAAAAGTTGTACCTTTTCTTCTTCATTAATATCAGAATCTTGAAACAAATCAAAAGTATCTTTAGTCTTAAAACCATTTTCGTTAAGATAGTCTTCTGTTTCTTCACCTAAGTTAAAAAGTTTTGTAGCATTATCTAAAACAACCGCCTGTAAATCAGCTTTCTCTTTTGGTGTTTGTTGTTCTGGCTGATTAAACTCTACATCACCAAATCCTAGTTTTTCCATTAAGTCATTAATATTATCTATTAAATAAGCAGTTTGGAAGTTCTGAATCATCATGAAGAAAGTTGTCATTTCATTGTCATCATTAGCTCCAAGACCTTTCACGCTTTCGCCTACTAAAACAGCAAGAGGGATTCCAGTGACTAGAGCTAGTCTTCTAAGAGTGATTTGATCTGTTTCGCTCAATCCGCTTAGTGCTTGTGTTAAACTTTCAACTGCATCTTCTGAATCAACAACACCTGCGCCATAAACACTTCTTAAATTTTCTAGTGCTGCAAAGTATGATAATATATCACTTTCTTTTTTGTTTTGGATTGCTTGTTTGAATCCTTTGACTTTATAAAAGATAGTTGAGCTTTTTTCCAATACTGCCGGTGCTGCTCTTTCAATCACTCCGTCATTAATGATTTGTTCATTGATTAACTCAAACTCACTCATGCCACCATATTGATAAGTCGGCTTATCGTCTTCTCTAACTGGTAGGTAAGTAAAGTCTATCACTCTTGAATGATGTATTGATTCGCCTCTTACTTGATACATAGTCGGCTTATAGTAACGCTCTGACATCAAGTTGCGGTCAGTTGAGTTAGCAGTGACCATTGAGCCGTCAAACACTTTGAAAAGTAATGTGTTCTTGTTGAGGTCTTTTGATAGTGGCTCACTTAGTTTTTTATCTTTCTCGATTATTACAAATATTCCACGACCAAAAACAGTCATCCAGAGTGAAGCTTCTTTTATTTTTTTAGCTAGAAATTTATTGAAGTATTTTTCATCTGCTGTTGAGTCGAATGTGAAACCCTCTTTATATGCAGTATTGTTTTTAATATTTACAATCTTATTCCCAATACCACTTTTATAGATGTTATTGTTTTCTTCATCAGATAGTCTATTGTTTACGATTGTATTTTGAGTGTAGGCGTTTCTTGTATTTGCGAGATTATTAGTTAAGCTTACAAGCCCATCGTTAAAGTGTCTATGAGTTCTTTTTTGTTTCGCCATTTAATAATCCTATTTTTTTGCTTATTGCTATTATATCTAAATCTATGTAAATTTATAAATGGTTAATTTTTATACAGATTTTTGATTAAAGAATAGGCAGGAATTGGTATAAAGTCATACAATTTTGCTATTGACTGATTTTGTGAGCATGGTATAATTTTTACTGAACATTCACTCTTTTTTCTTTTGCATTTCTTTTTTCTTTCAGACTAGATACTAACCACACTCTTAGATTTATAGAATATATATCGATAATATGTAAACGGGTTCATTTATAGCAATCGCACAAAAAGTTAAATTCTTTTACAATTTTATCATAAAACCTTGACATAGTTAAATATTTGTACTATAATTACTATACAACAAAAGGATAAAAGATGAATAACCTAAAAATGGAAGCTTACGGAAAACAACTTATAGAATGTGCAAACAGAAATAACTTAGATATTAATGATATTTCAAATGTTGCTAATGTTTTATACAAAGAACAATTAGAATTTTCAAAACTTGCTGAATCTGAAAGTGGAATTGAAATAATTAAGTTTTTAGGAGCTTAATGATGATTAAAAGAGAATTACTAAAAGAGGTATTTAAATTTGATAATATAAATAATAGAGACTGGCATTTTAACATTAACAATAATGACATTATTGTAACTTATAATAAAAAAAAATACTTTACTGGAAATATAAAAAAAATAAACATATACCAATTAGCTTTTGATAATTGCAAAAAATGGGCATTTAAAAGAGGTTACGATATAGAATCTAGTCATTATAAAGATTGTCAATTATACGACACTAAAACATATAGTCCTATTTATGATGCCTTATTTACAACTTGCACTGATATTGAATATAAAGAATGTGAAGATATTTTTAAAGCTTGTTTATGGATATTAAATAAGGAAAACAATGATGAAAACAATGATGAAAACAATGCTATACTTAAAGCAGATAATGAAGATTATATGCAAATTGTAAAGGATGGATTAAAGTGAATAGAGAACAATCAATAATAATAATAAATTCTATTGTGAATAATGAAACAAATATGTACACTGTTGAAGAAGTAATAGGTCTTATCTATGATGGATTTGACAAACAATTATGTATAAATTGCAAACACAAAAGAGATACAGATATTAATGGAAATTCTATGAGTGGCGAGATATTTTGTATAAAAACAGCAAGATGTGAAAACGAAACATTTGGATGTAATAGATGGAGTGGTGAATGAAACCAACTAACACAAACATAGCCAAATTCTACGGCTTAACACGACAAACTATAGGCACATACAAGAAAGAGCGAATAAAGATATATAACGCTTTGAGAGAGTATTTTGTGAAGTTTATATCTGAAAAAGAAAACAAGGATTAAAGATGGATAAATACTCCCTAAACTCTGAAAGCTACGGCATACCAAAAAAAGAGTGGAAAACAATAAAATCTTATGTAGTTCACAATCAGTTAAACAGTGAAGATGCTATCAAAGAGTTTAGACTTGATTGGGATAATGATGAGCTATGTTCTAAGCGTGTTTGGTTTCTCTATGATGTTTTGCTTCAAGGGAAGTATAAACACCTTTACATTAAAGAGGCATAGTCAATATCCTCTTCCATGTACGCTTTTTCAAAGGCATCCATCATAGGGTCAACTGTATCATCATGCTTTCCATTTGGGAAGCTCTCGTACTCTCCTATAAACTCATTTAAGTGTGGTAAATCTTCTGCAACATATAATCCATGTATTTCTATGTATGGCGCGACATTCTCAGCTCTAAACACCTTATCTGTGTTTCTCTCTATCTCAAACACCATATAACTATCATCTTTCATTCTCTGAAACAAATCTATGCCAGATGCTTTTTGCTCGATAAACATTCCGCTAAAAGGATATTTTTTATTATCGTTGTAAAAACTCTTTGCAGTTACTTCACGCTCTTTACTTCGTGGCTTACCTCTAAACATATCAATCAAATATAATTTACTCTCATGAAGCCCGTATGCTTGATAAACTGTATAGTCATTTTTCTCTTTATCTTTAAGAGCCGAATCAACCATTATAAATCTTTTTTCAAATATCAGAGAGTTAATCAAATCTCTCTTTATGTATTTAATCCAGTTAGTTTGGAATAGATTCCCACCTCTTATCGTTGGCGATTGCTGATAAAGTGCTTCAAAGTTTGCACCCATTATCTTTTTGCGCTTTAAAAGAAACTCTAGCGACTTATGCTCTGGTATTAATGCTTCGCCCTCTAATCTATGTTCTTCATCCTCATCTGCAATAGCTTTATACTTTAAAACTTTAACGCTTGAATCTTCTTTTATTAGTCTAGCTGCTGGATCATCAATATGCCACCTAGTAAGTATCATTAAAAAACCAGCGTTTTCA